CAGGGATAGCGCTGAACATTGTCTTGACCCCGAACTGAATGAACAAGTTGGCTGCCATCTTCAGCACGTTGCTCAGCACATCACCCAAGCTTCTGGCTTTCAGGATCACGTCTGAAATGCCTTGAGCCATGTTGTCTCTGAATGCGACTGCAATGTTTTTTGTGAGTTGCTCGGTTTTTGTGAGCGTATTATTAAAATCTTCTGCACCATTTTTCTCTTGTTCTCTTAATTTGATGCCATCTTTCAAAAGCTTGTTAAGGCTAATTTGTAGCAACCTTCTTTGCTCTCGTGCTGTAATCGTGCCTGCTTCAAACTTTAGAGCTATGCCCTCGTTTCTGATTAGATATTCCGTTTGAGCAACTAGTTCAAGGTTTTGTGTCTGAATAGCTTCACCCAATCGCACCTGCAAATTAACCATTCTTTCACTTGTATCTGTTGGCTTGCCACTGCCAGCAGTTGAAAGATCAGGAACGATTCCTGGCAATCCTGTTCCAGGACGTGCCTGCTTGATATCTTCTCTGATGCGAATCAATGCCTGAGCATCAGCCAGTTGTTTTGTGACTGTATCTCTTTCTGCTCTGATCTCTTCTATCGCTGTAAGTATAGAAGCGACACCCCCTTGAGTCGGGTCAACAGCTCCAGGGCCTTGACCAAAAGCACCACCGCCGCCGAGCAAATCTGCTTGTGGTCTTTGTTGCCGCGCACGTCTTAGATCTTGCTGAAGACTGCCAAGTTGTTCGTTAAGGGCATTTTGACGTTCACTAAGCCTTTTAATTTTTGCTCCCTCGCTAATCCCTAAAACGTTGTCTAGAGCTGTTGCTGCAGCAGTAATTGTTTCAACAATACCTGTAAAAACTTCTTGGAACGCAGCACCAATTGGACGCAAAAGCCGTCCAACTGACTCGTTCATTTCAGAAAGGGCAACAGCTAAGCGATCACCAGCCGCCTCAGGACTGCTGGCAATTACTTTTGCCGTTTCTCCGTATTTTTTAAAAATGCTTTCTGCAAACCTCTGGAAATCAAGCAAGCTGACTTCACCCTTCTCTAGAGCCTTGTCTAGTTCTTGAGGCGTCTTGCCCATAGATGCGGCAAACAGAGTAAATGCACCAGGCAGGCGCTCACCAATCTGTTGACGCAGTTCTTCAGCACTCACCTTGCCCTTACTGAAGACCTGAGCAGTTGCAGTCAACGCAGAATCAATATCTTGCAGTGACCCGCCAGTTGCCCGTGTCGCAGCGACGATGCCGTTGAAAGCAGTCTTAGTGTCTTCAAGGTTGCCGCCTGCACCTTGCACTGATGCCTGCAGCTTGGTGAATTGACGAGTGATAATTTCCTGCGGGATGGCAAAACGCCGAGTGCTTTCGGTAATAAACCGCAGCGCATTTTCATAATCCTGCTGGCTTGTAGTAACACCCTTTAGGGCAATACGAAGCTTTGCCAAGGAAGCTGCATACTCTGCAGTGCCTCCTAAAGCCTGCCTAACGCCGCCGACTTGTGCGCCAATAGCACCACCAACAACGGCGCCTGCAGGACCACCAGCAGAGCCAATCAGAGCACCAATAGCACCTTCAGGGCCGCCAAACACACCTGCTGCAGCTACTGCACCAGCAGTCTGCGCTCCTCGCCTTAGACGCTGTCCAAGCGTCGAGCCTCCGCGTCCTTGTGCCTTCTGCAGTTGTGCATCAAGACGCTTTGCATTCTCAGTCGCAACCTTGAATTCACGGCTGCCAATCTTTACCTGCTCAGAAATATCACGCCATGCGTTTCTGTAGCCACGCAGATTGGCAATACTTTGCGTGCTATTACGCTGAATTTTTTTCAGCTCAAGTGACAGCTCACGAAACTGACGATTGGCAGGCGCTGCAGCCTTTGAGCCGAGATCATTCAGCGATTTCGACAGCTTGTCGACTTCACCCTTGCCTACGGCTTTGACAAGAACCTTCAGCTCGGTAGTGACAGCGGCCATTAGTTCTTCTTGCTAAAGCAGGTGAGAGCGGTGAACTCCATGATCTGCAAGCCTTCAAAAAGAAGCTGCTGATCTTCCACTGGATACAGTGTACAAAGCCAATTCAGTGATGCATAGTCGAGTCCCACTGGGCCTCCCATGCTCACACGCCATTGCGTCTGAATACGCAAGAACATCTGAACTGTGCTCCAGTTCTCTTCCCAGACTTCGCAGTCTTTGTCGACAGATTCCAGCTTCACTGCAGCAAGCTGATCCTCAGACATGCCTAATGCCTTCAGATCAGCCTCCCGCTCGTCTATAACGCCGCCTTGCGCCCAGTAACGGGCTGCGGCCTCTAGTTTTTTGCTGGTGCGCCTTGCAGGCTGTCAAGGTAACCAGCCATCACACCACGCAAGAAGTAGGTGTCGTCGAGCAGCTCAGTCTTGAAGTCTTCTGAGAACGGAATGGGCTTACCGTCTTCATCAGTGATGTCCTCCCATCCAAGCAAGACATCAAAGATCAGGCTTTCTGTAGCTGCATCATCAAGATCCTCAAACGATCTACGGCCAACCTTTTTGAAGATGGCCGTGAACGTTTCTTTCTTGTACTGACCGTTGTCGGGTAGTTCTACCGTGACAGGCCACTTGTAAGAAGTGACCTTGGTGTACTTAAAACCCATGAATTAGGTGAAAGCCAGACTGAAGGAATTATTACCTGCAGTTGTAGGAAGTGCCAAGTAAGGCATCGTCAGGCTGATTACACCGTTGGTGTCGCCGTAGCTGATACCAGTGATATCAGTCTGCGCCATCGTCAGCGTTGTGATGTTGCCAGCAGTGGCACCAAGAACGATGCTGCTGTTTGCGGTGCTGTTGCCGCGTGCATCCTCGAAATAGTCAGTGGTGCTACGAGCAGGAGCTTCGATCACAGCGGTGCCACCAGGAGCACGATCAACGATCAGGGCCTGCTTAGAAGAAGCAGTCTCTTTGTAGATCAAGCTGTTGTTCAGCGCGAAGTCAAGAGACTCAATCCGCTGATCCGTCTCACCAAAGAACGTTGCAGTGGTGATGTTGGTGTCGTTGACTTCAAGAGCTGCAGCTTGGTTGGCAACAGTGAAAGTGCCACTCAGCGCAGTGCTGTCAGGGTTGTTGTAGATGCCAGTGAACTGAAAGCTCATGGTGGCAAGCTGACCAGCAGACAGGTTGATGCTCATCGTGCCGCGAGCACCCGTGATGACGTGCCGTGTGCCGTCATAGAAGCAGTACAGAGTGACTGAATCAAAGCTGCTGCTTACAGGGGCGTAAGTGTTACTTGTGTCAGCCACCGTAGTAACGCTCATCCCACATGCTTTGAGCAAGGGATCGAATGCAGGCACCGTACCAGCAGTTCCACTACCACCAAGTTCAACATCAAAACTGACGCTGACCCGCTTGTTTGCAGTCAGAGTTGCGCGAGAGCTATTACCAATAAATCCCTGAAATGCTGCAGCCTGAACGTTGTCAGACTCCATAGGAGTCAGTTCAAGACTGCTGATCTGAATCGCGTTGGTTCCGCCTACGGGACTTGGGTCGGTTCCTTCCGTCGCTTCGATCTCTGCTAGGAGGAACTTTTTGCGAGTCAGTGCCATTTTCTTTGGGGGCGGTGGGTGCTGAAATCAGTTTAGTTTCCCCTGTTTCAGGATCAAACAGATAGCTGCCGCCTGCACCAGGATTGGGGACCTGCGCATTCATATTAGCCATACTCAAGCAGAAGTTAAATCAGTTCTACTTGTACGGTAGCGGACCAAAAAATCTTGACTGATTACGCCTAACGGCACATCAGCCTCATAAAGGCTGAACTCAGTGCGATCAGGTGTTAAATCAAGCGCGTATCCATTGACCGTTTGATCTGCCATCAACAGTTCATGCACCTGCTGCGTGTAAGTGTCAGATTCATCATCTGGCAGGGCTGCTCTAACCAAAGTGGTGATGCGCACTCGCATCGTGTGATCAAGCTTGTCGAAAAAGTTGGTGTCAACAGGTTGATCGTTGACTGGCTCGATGATGATCGCTGGAACTTCACCACGAGCTAAGGGCTCTACTCGGCTGCGATACACAGTCGCGCCAGTAGCAGAGTCAAGATTGGTCTTCATGCGAGCAAGGATCAGCTCTCGGCGTGTGTCAGCCATGACTAAGCCCCAGCAATCTGAAAGACGTTACAAACCACGCTAGGCCGTGATGGTCTGACGTAAGGACTAGATACCGCTGCTGCTGCTTTTATTGAGATATTCGCGTCTGACGGAGCCCACATAATTTGGATGTAGTCGTCGCCAACAAGCTTCAACGTATGGTCGAGCAACAAATTGTTCCTGCCTGGCACTCCACCGTGCTTTTCAATGACACTGGCTGCACTTGCTGTCAAAGCCAAGTTGCCTGAATCACCTGCATTGTTTTTCCTCAACCAAAAATGCACATCATGGATTTGAGTGTCGTCATTCTCTAGCTGCAGCATGACTTCAAAAACGTAAACGCCTGGATAGTCAACCGTCAGCCTGCTGTCAGAAATGACCTTTACGCCATGGCTATGCTCATTGGCTTTGTTGAACGTGATTTCTGTTGGCGTGTCTGCTGTTGCTGTTTGATCTACATCGCTTGAGAACTCAGCCCAGTAGCCAGGGCTTCCGAAATACTGAAGGTCATTCCACGATTGGCGACCATTGCCGATTTTTTGATTGCCAGTCTCTCGTTCTAGTCCAATCTCACCTGACAGCAAAAACGGATTTCTGGCGGCCCATCCTGCTCGACTATCGACTTTTTGAATAGCCATCAGTCCTTACTCAGTAACAGGACAGAAAAAACACCATCATCAATGGCTCTGTTCTCTCTGCAGGTGTAATCCTCAGAGTTCACTGTGACAGTAGTGCCGCGAGCGACGCTGCTCACTTTGGAAGTTTCAGCAATAAGCTCATACTCCCGACTTAGAGCAACGCCGCCTGCGATCACTTCAACAGGCGAATCAAGGACACCGACAAAATTCGTGTCACCAACAGAACAGTCGAGACCGAACTCATCAGTGTTGAGAAAACCGTCAGTGTCGTTGATTGGCATGATTAGCCGTACTTCTTGGAACCGAGAGCAACGACGCTTACAGCGCCAGCGCCAGTACCACCAGCAACGGTGATCACGGCACGGATGTAACGACGAACCTCGTCGCTATTGATCCGAAGGGTCTCACGAAGTGCGGTGTTCGCATCGGTCGTCGTGAAGGCCAAGCCAGAGACATCAGCGAAGCTGCTGTTGTCTGCAGAATCTTGAATCTTCACTGCATAAGTGATGGAAGCTCCACCAGCCTCGGCATCAAGGATCGCCATGATGTCGCCTTCGTAATCAACGAGATCAACGCCAGTGCGGTTAGCAGTGGCAGTGACCACATCATTTGCCGAAAGGGACAAAAGCTCGGTCTTGGTGCCCAAATTTTGGACAGTCATGGTTTGGTTCTCCTGCGGGAAGTTGCTTTGGGTTTTGCCTCAGCCTTAGGCATAGGGCACTGCACAGGTGCCGCCTCAGGTTCGGGTGCGGGTTCCTTGTAGACAATGGCCGCAGCCTGTCCGATAAGGATTTGTGCATCCGCAGGGGAAGCCTCAACGACCTCCCCAATACGGACTACTTGACCCGACAGCGTTACCTGTTTACGGATCTCGATCTTCATGATCAGAGAGTGTTGTTACCGCGTGAGAAGCTCGCGCCGTGGCGAGCAGCGATGTCAACATCCTGCAGGGCAACCACTCGGACGGTGCCAGAGGTGCTGCCAGTGTAAGGATCAACCATCAGATCAAGGCCAGAGAAGTAGGCAATGATCAGGTCGGCGAAGTTACCGAACCAGAGATCGTTGCTCTCAACTTGGTTGGAGATCACAGCGCGGTAGCCGTTGACTTCACCACCTTGGAGGATGAACTGACCAGAGCCAGAATCCTTAGTAGCAGTCTTGAGGCTGCCAGCCATGGCGGAGTTCATCACATAAACGGGTGAACCCAGCAGGGCGTTAGCGCCAGCAACATCGCTTTCCAGAGCCACAACCTCGGCAAAGGTTGGGGTGTCAGCAGCGAAGTCTTCAGTCAGAACACCAGTGGTGTCCTTCAGACCCAGAGGCTGGTTAGAAGAACCAGAGCCATACAGACCGACGCGGTCGATCTCGAGGGCCAGCACACGAGCGAGGTCGGTGCGCACCATGTTCTCCACGTCGATGGAGGACTGGATCATCAGCTTGCGGCTGAAGTCGGTGAAAGCACCGCAGGTCTTAGGAG